TCTCGTCAAGGAGTGAGCATTTAACAGCGTGTCTGTCACACGCTTCTCTGCCTTTTCGCATCTGTTTCTCACAGTAGTACCATCTGCCGACGCTGTGCGCCATTTTCTTCGTTGAAACGGCCATCAGAGCACCGCATGAGCATCGGAGCACGCCACGAAGAAGCGGGATCGGATACTTCCTCTCTTTGTGAAACTTGCGGTTGGTCTTCAAGCATTGCTGAACTTCAAGCCACTTTTCGTCATTCATGAACGGCTTATGATACCCGACGCAGACCGTCCACTCTGTCGGCGGGGTCTTCTGGTGGGTGCCGTCGTGCTGTGTGGTCCGTCCGTATATCATTACGCCATGGGACCCGTCCCAGAGCTCACGGGGAGTCTCCATCTTACAGCCTTTTGCTTCATAGTAATCGTATACTTTGGGAGTCGCTTCGCAGCAATACGGCGATGTTAGGAGCTGGTGCAGTTGTGTGGTCGAGAAGAATTTCCCGTTTCGAGTCTTAACACCTTCATTCCTGAAATCAGTCTCAAGCCCCTGCAGCGATTTCTTCCTTGTCAAAAACTGGTCGAAGAGCCAGTGTATATACTCGGCTCCCTCCGGATCCTCGACAAGGGCGACATGCTTTCGTCCGTCAACGATGATCCTGCTCCGGACATAACCAACCGGAGGGTTGCCGCCCACCCAGTAGCCCTTCTTGGCAAGACCGCTCATATTATCAGCTACACGAAGCGCTATGTTCTTTCGTTCCATCTGTCCGAAGGCAGCGGAGACGTACATCATAGCTTCCCCGATAGGAGTTGATGTGTCTATATTCAGATCAAGGCAGATGAACCTTACCTTGTGTGCCTGCATTTCAGCATAGGCCTCGGAGAAGTCCCGGACATCGCGAGAAAAGCGGTCAAGCTGATATACAACAAGGATATCACAAGCGTTCTCCCTTATGAGGGACATCATAGCCTGAAAGCCGGGGCGGTTTGTGTTCGCTCCGGTGAAATCCTCGTCAGAGAACTGCTGCCAAGAGTCTATCTCATGAGGAAACCGCATCTCACAATAATCCCTGCACATACGGAACTGGTTGTCAATCGAGTCCGAATTGTCCTTATATACCGATTTTCTGCCATAAGTGAAGAAACGCATAGCATCACCCCCTTATAAGTAAGCGGCTGACCGCCTCTTTGCTGATATTGTCTGCCTTGCGATAGGCAAGTATAAGATCCCATTCTTCGGGAAGGAGCTCATGACTCGTAGATATATTATCTTTACCGATAAGATCACTCTTTTTGCAGTCAAGGGCAAGACAGAGCTGCTCTATTACATCCATCTTGGGCTGTGTGCGGTTCAGTTCCCAAGAAGATATGGTCGCCTTAACGAGCCCCATACGGTCAGCGAGCATCTGTTGTGTCAGGCCTCGTGATTTGCGGATAGTCCTGATATTCTCTCCTAGTTTCATGGGCAAATACCTCCTGTGCCGTGGCAGTCGGTGGTCGCAGTTCCATAGTCAATAATAGCTTGTGTTTTGTTTGCGGTCAACAAAAAAAGTGAAATGGTACACAATTTTTTGTTGACAGAGGACATATTGTGTGATACCCTGCAAAAGTCAACAAGATGTTGACAGGAAAAAACTAGAAAGGAGGATGAGAACAAAATGAAGCTAACTCTACGAGAGTGGCGAAAGGCGAAGGAGATCAAGATTGCAGATATGGCAAAGATGCTTGATGTTCATCCGAACACGTATCAGTCGTGGGAGGAGGACCCGGGCAAGATCAGCGTTGATAATGCCACGAAGATCGCGGCATATCTTGACGTGCCCTTCGATGATGTTCTTTTTGCCACAAGGTCAACAAAATGTTGACATCAGGGGAAATCGAGGTCAAGGTGCAGCGCTCTGACGGCTACCAAGAGCGGTTCACGCGGGCCTGCATCGAGCAACTTGAAAGGAGAAGGAATGGAAGAGAACAAGCAGGAAATCTGCAACAAGCTATGTGTGGCGCTTCAGTGCACCAAAGGACAGAGCGATCTTATCCGGATCGAGTACAAAGCATTTGAGAGCGGCAGAGAGGTTGCACGGATGATCTACGAAGGCGGTGGCTGGAAAGAAGCGAATGTGTCTGCGGACTCCGGCACGGCAATGATCCGGGACATTATGGAGGCGATAAAATGAGATTTTTTAACAAAATTCTGACAGGTTTGGCGGTGATAAGCGTAGTGCTGGGAATGGCAAGTATTGAGAGCACACCTATATGGCTTCCACTGTTGATGATCGTAGGAGGTGGCGCGTGGATAATTTACTACGCAAATGCTTATCAGTGGGAGCGGTAATCGCTTTCGGAGCGTTCCTGATCGCAAATGCGAAGCCTCTTCCTCTGCCGGACATCGCGCCACAGCTCACGGCGGGTGCCGCAAAGCTCCCGATGGTTAAGTGGCAGGACACAGATGCTAAGGCTGTCGAGACTCCTACGGAGATAGTAGCAGTCGCTGATCCAGTACCCGAGGTCATCGAACCGGTTGTCGAACCCGTTGACGAAACGCCGGAGGAAGATTACTGGGAGGTACAGCCCGATTTTGATGAGCTCGATCTTTTGTATCGGACGGTACAAGCGGAAGGCTATACCCTCGGATATGAGGGGATGAGGCTCATCGCAGACGCAATCTTGAATTTGGCCGAAAAACAAGGAGTATCAGTCACCGACTGCATATTGAATCCAGGCCAGTTCACAGTAGTAAGCACCGGAGCGATCTGGAAACAGCCCGTATATCAGGAGACCATTGATGCGGTACTGACAGAGCTGAAGGGGCCAAGAGTTGACTACTCGATCAAGTACTTCAGGACGGGGCATTATCATGGATTTGGGACTCCCCAGTTTAAGTATGGGAATGTTTTTTTCTCAAGCTGATGTTGTACCGGTTCAACCGGAAGAAAACGAAGAAGATGATAAATAAATTGGGAAGGCTGAAATGAAAGAGAAGGAGATCACCATTCAGGGCAAGACCTATCCATCCATCAAGGAGGCCGCCAGCGCCTATGGACTGACGAGCTCGGCGATCGTCGCAAGAAGAAAGGCCGGCTGGACGGATGAAGACTACGAGCGAGGGCGCCGGAATACCGCGCCATCGGGGACAATTCCAACCACAATCAACGGCGTCGAATACCCTTCCCGTGCTGAAGCGGCGAGAGCCTATCAGATATCTCCCATGGGGCTCCGCCATAGGCTCGATGCTGGCTGGACGGATGAGGACTTCAAGAGAGGAGGAAGAGGACGGAAATGACATTAGACGAAGCAATTAGACACGCGGAAGAAGAGCGGTTAAAAGAGCAAGAGCCTATTCTCGACAAGATAAGAGACGAGATAATGGATTTTGAGGAAGAATTATTCCACAGACCTAATACCGATTATGCCGATTATGCCGCAGTAAGACATTGCGTGGAGATTATCGACAAATACAAGGCAGAGAGTGAGGGACAGGTATGAAAGGATTATTTATACCCGAGATAACATCGGAAATGTTCAAAAATGGTTGCTTGGAGAGCATTGAGACACTTATGGCAGAGGGCGAGATTTACGATATTGAGTATTCAAGGTGGATTCCTGTTAGTGAGAGGTTGCCGAAAGAAGAAGGACTGTATCTTGTTTATACGGAAGAACAGCCTTTTGTTTGTTCATTTGAGGATGGTGAATTTTTTATAGATGAAGTTTTGGCATGGATGCAATTACCACAGCCTTATGAAGCAGAAAGCGAGTAAAGGAAAATGAAAACAATCAAGGATAGTGGCGATAGAACACAATTTGAGACCGGAGCGGTCAGAGATATGGGAAAAGGCAAGGGCAGAATGGATCTGCTGCCACACAGAGCCCTTATCAGAGTATCGAAGCACTACGAAGCTGGAGCCGACAAGTACGGCGCACATAACTGGGAGCAAGGCATACCATCACACAGTTTCCTCGACTCGGCTCTCAGGCACCTGGCGAAGTACGCTGACGGGTGGCACGATGAGGATCATCTTGCTGCTGCGGCCTTCAATGTTCTGGGGCTGATCTACAACGAGGAGTACAAGAATATTCCCAAGATCGCCAAATGCCTTGATGTACCAAAGCAGACATTGGCTGACATCGATCCTGGATACGCGGAGGCTCTGAAGAAGATACAGGAGGCCGGGTATGAAGGATGATTGGATCAAGATCGAGAACCTGCTGCCGAAAGTAGACAAGAAGAATCGATGCAGTAAGTACATCCTCTTGTCGTTCGAGAATTTCAGTTTGCCTGCCGTCGGTAGATATGAAGAGGACAAGGACGGATCCGGAGCGTTTTATCTTGGAGATGACGCGGATCCTGCCACAGCGATCGGGTTGATCGTAAACGGCTGGCAACCATTACCGAAGTGCTTGGGGTGGGAAGATGCCTAAATCTCATCAAGATCAGATTTCTCTGTTCGACTGCGATGCACGTCAGAACGAAAAGCCCGCGCTCAGCTGTACTTCCTGCATATGTACCAGATGCGCGCATCATTACAAGGCTTGTCCTTATGGGTTCTGCTACGACAACAAGCGCGAAAAGGAGAAGCCATATATGAGTAAACACGACAAGCCCGTCACTCTGATGTCGAACTGGGAGCAACTTCTTGATAAGTGGTGTAAGGGAGGAATATTTTATCCAGCGCATATCTGCGAGCATTACGAAAGGGGCACACCGACGATAGTAAACGGAAAGGAGTTTTGGTGATGTATCTGGACGAAGCGCAAATCAAGTACCTTCGCTCGAAGGCGTGCAACAAATACAAGCCGAGGAGCTGCTTTGACTGTCCGCTTGAGAGGTACAGGGGTAAGTGCAACATCGGAGTGATGATAAATGAACTTAAAGATTTTGCAGAAAGCAATGTAACAAAGGATGCTTTAGAAGCAAGGAGGATGAAATGATAACAAAGTATTCAGTCGGTGACACGGTCTTCGTGAAGGCTGAGATCGTGAGAATCACTGCAAGTAAGGCGGGCTTGAAGTACAGCATCGTTTCTCCCGCCAAGGCGTGGGATGGGGCGATAGATGTAAATGAAGAAGACCTTTTTTCGCAGGAAATACCCGAAAAAACGACAGAAAAGGCAGAAAAAAGCGACATTTTCGAAAAAAGTCCCAAGAAAACGACAAGAGGCAGGAAGAAGAAGGCGGTAACAGAGGCAGACGTTGACGCAAGCATTCATGCCTTGGCGAGAGAAATGGCCGCATCTACAAGATAAGGAGGAAAGAAGAATGAAATTCATTATTGAATTTAACAGTCTGGATGAAATATCGGAGCTCCAGAAGCTCTCCGTTTTAGGAGACAACAAGGTGCAGGACATAATCGGTGATACTGCACTTCAGGTCAGCGAAGCTATGCTAAACGCAGAAAAGAAAACAAAGGCTGATCCAAAGGTAGAGGCAAAGAAGCCGGAGCCCGCTCCGGAGAAGAAGGAAGATCCGGAAAAAGAGCCTGCAAAAGAAGAAAAGGCAGCAGGAGAGAGTAAGGCCGACGAGTCAACGATCAGGATACTTCTTTCTGAAAAGCTCAAGAAAGGTAAAAAGGACGCTGTCAAGGAGCTGTTTAGTAAGTATGGCGTTGAGAAAATGTCGGAGCTTGTCGCGAAGTACCCGGATAAGCTTGATGATTTCTACAAAGAAGCGGAGGCACTCTGATGAGCGCGCCTACCACACACGCGAAGCTGAGCAGCAGTAGCGCGTATAGGTGGATAAGCTGCCCCGGCTCGGTAAAACTCTCCGAGCAGTTCCCTTCTACTTCATCAGTCTATGCAGATGAGGGCACCTTGGCGCACGATGCAGCGGAGCAGCTGATTAAGACGAAAAAGGTCACAGCAGCTCATAAGAAGAAAATAGATACTTTCTACAAGGAGCATCCTGCTCTGCAGGGGTCATCCTCCGAGGTAATAGAAGCGCTTGAGCCTTATGTCGATTTCGTTCAGGAAGAGTATCAAGACGCGCTTAAAGAAGATACAAGCGCTCAGCTCCTTACCGAGCAGAAGGTTGACCTGTCGGCATGGATCCCCGGAGGGTTCGGGACTACTGATGTGGCGATAATAGGCGGTAAGACGCTCCATATCATAGACCTTAAGTTTGGAAAAGGTGTGCCGGTATTTGCGGAAGGCAACCCACAACTTCGGCTCTATGCTCTTGGTACTCTTGCGATGCTTGATGTGATCTATGACATTGTTGAGGTCAAAATGACCATTTATCAGCCAAGGCTTGAAAATGTGTCAAGTGCCCGGATCAGCGCCGAGGACTTGAAAGCATGGGGAGAAGACGTGGTCAAGCCTGCTGCTCTGCTTGCTCTGACAGATGATGCTCCCTTTGCCGCAGGAAACTGGTGTCAGTTTTGTCCGGCAAAGCAACAGTGCCGGGCAAGGGCAGAAAGCTTCTTGAAGCTTGAGGAATACCGGAAAAAAACACTACTCTCAAATGAAGAAATCGGAGAGCTTCTTGGCGAAGTAGAAGGTCTCACAAAATGGGCTGAAGACCTGAGAGATGGGGCACTTACAAGAGCTTTAGAGGGTGAATCCTTCCCCGGATGGAAAGTAGTAGAGGGCAGGAGTAACCGAAAATACAAAGGCTCTGAAGAAGATATTGTCAAGCAGTGCGAGAGCGCAGGATATGACAAAGCGCTTCTGTTTGAATCAAAGCTTCTCACCGTCACAAGCATGGAAAAGATGATGGGAAAGAAGCAGTTTGCCGAAGTCCTTGGAGGCTTCATAGAGAAACCCCAGGGCAAGCCGACACTCGCGCCGGAGAGTGATAAGCGTCCGGCAATTACAAACAACAGTGCCGCAGATGATTTTGCGGACGAATGATGCCAGAAGGAGGAAAAGATCATGGCAAGCAGAAATGGTACAAAGGTTATTACGGGAGAAGTTAGATTCAGCTATTTACATGTATTTGAGCTCTATGCAGGAAAGAAAGGACAGGAGCCCAGCTACAGCGTATGCCTTCTTATTCCGAAGAACGACAAGGAGACTATCAGGCTCATCCAGGAGGCCGTTGATGAAGCAAAGAGCATCGGACAGACCTCGAAGTGGGGCGGTAAGATACCGAAGGACCTGAAGCTCCCTCTGAGAGATGGAGACGAGGAGAAGGATCTTGAGGAAAGCCCTGAATATGAGGGAATGTTCTTTGTTAATTGCAAAAATACCAAGAGACAGCCCGGACTCGTGGATAGTCATAAGCAGGAGATCATGACGGAGGACGAGCTTAAGAGCGGAGACTGGGGCAAGGCATCAATCAACTTCTACCCCTTCGAGGCAAGCGGAAACAAAGGTGTCGGAGTATGGCTCAACAACCTCATGAAGACGAGAGACGGTGAGGCCCTTGGTGGCGGGCACGTAAAAGCTGAAGACGATTTCGAGGGAGAATTTGAGGATGAAGATGGCATGCTCGATTGAGCTTGGAATTGACATCGAAACCTTCAGCTCTGTAGACATTAAAATTGGGGCCTACGCTTATAGCGCGGCCCCTGATTTTCAAATACTCCTTGTCGCATATAAATTCAGTGACGAAGATGAGGTAAAGCAGATCGACCTCACAGAGAACGAAGATAGAAGCACCGATCAGCGCTTCTGGGACGCTCTCAAGGATCCCGATATTATCAAAACCGCATATAACGCCAACTTCGAGCGCACTTGCTTCGCCAGATATTTGAGCGAGAGCATGCCTCCGGAACAATGGCGATGCACTATGATCCTTGCCGCCCAACTTGGCCTGCCAAGGTCTCTGAAGGACGTGGGTACCGCTCTGAACCTTTCCGAAGATGAGAAGAAGCTGAAAACAGGTACAGCACTGATCCAGTATTTCTGTAAGCCCTGCAAACCTACAAAGGCAAATGGGGGTAGAACAAGAAACACACCGCTCAACGCACCGGAGAAGTGGGAATTATTCAAGGAGTATAACAGACAGGATGTCGTCGCAGAGCAGGCTATACTATGCGAGCTTAAGGACTTCAGACCGGATGCCTCTGAACAAAATCTCTGGACCCTCGATCAGGAGATCAACGATAGAGGCGTATTGCTTGACATAGATATGGCAAGGAAGATTGTAGAATTTGACACGCAAAGAAGTGAAAATCTTCTCCAAGAGTCCCGGGATATAACAGGGCTCAGCAATCCGAACAGTTTATCTCAGCTTAAGCCGTGGATACATAAGCACGGGATACCCGTTGACAGCCTTACCAAGGATGATGTGACAGGAATACTTGAAGATCCTGATATAGACAGAAAAGTAAGGCGTGTCCTTGAGATCAGACGGGCCCTTGGAAAGACCAGCGTGAAGAAATATCAAACCATGATTGACATAGCAAGCAAAGACAACAGAGCACACGGAATAATGCAGTTCTATGGCGGTCATACCGGGCGCTGGGCTGGCCGGTCCCTGCAACCACAGAACCTTGTACGAAACACCATGCCTGACGCTGAACTTGATGCCGCAAGAGAGCTTGTGAAGAATGGCGATTTTGAGAGTCTCGAAATGATATTCGGAGAGCCCGCTGAAATATTTTCACAGCTTGTACGAACCGCATTCATACCATCCCCCGGTAATCGCTTCGTAGTAAGTGATTTTTCAGCAATCGAGGCAAGAGTGATCGCGTGGATCGCAGGAGAGGATTGGCGGCTTGATGTGTTCAAAAACGATGGGG